AGCTGGGCTGGGTCTTGGATAAGCAAGCCGGACTGTTCTAAAGCTCTTGGGCCATAGACAGCTTGTGAGTCGGCATCCTCGGCAAAGGCTTGCTCAGGGATAAGGTCAGCGTTGCTTAGGGTAATTCTGTTGTAAAGATTCTCGGACCCGTAGACAATGTTGACATCGGCAAACTGGATGCCTGTGTAAACCCCTGCAACTATCTCATCGCTGAATACAAGGTTTGGGGTGTTGGGCACAGCGTTGCGCTCGCGGTAGGTAATCTTTCCGTCTTTTGCCAGAAACAAAGTACCAAACTCAGAGTTGCTTACCAGTTGGAGATACTCAAGGGTGCCAGTGCCCTCAGCCACATCGGCATCTAGCATTACTGAGTTGCCAGGGTCAATCTCTCTTAGCTCGGCTGGCCAGTCAACTTCTGGCCTGTCTAGGACTGTGTTGATGCGAGCACCAGACAGCTCTGAGTTGGGGGTAAATTCCTCAAGCCCTGAGTTAGCCAAGACAGAGAAGGCATCTGATACCTGTATCTGGACAACAGACTGCTTGCCTGGTTCGTACTGAATGTCAAAGTCGTCAATGAAACCTCTGAATACAGGCAGGTCATTAGCCGATACCCTCACCGAGCGTCTAGGCACTAGCTGGCCAAAGTAAGGGCCGTTCTCGTATAGGGGGTCAAACTCTCTATCTGAGTTGTCAACAGTGATTGTTGTAATACCAGCGTCAATGCGATCTAGAGCATTGTTCTTGCCTCGCCTGACAGTTGTAGTGACTAGGCGTGGGGTGATGTCAAACAGTCGCTCACCACCAAGGGTAAAGCTTGTGTTGTCTAGGACACCCCTTGTAGCGTCATTGAGGATGAAGGCAAAAGGGTCACGCTGTCCAAGGTCAAGACCCAGCTCAACTTTGACATTAGGGGCTGCCACTATGCACCCTGCCAGACAGCACCAGAGGTACGCTCGTAAGCCTTGATAGCGTCAACGATAGCCTTACCAATAGTTGCACCAGAGCCAACACCGCCGTCAACATTTATTACATACTGGTTTGTCTGAGCCTGAGTTCCAAACAATGACTCTGTGCCTGTCTGTGCAATCTGTCCAGACAACACGCCAAACTCGTTGTAGCCAGCGTTGATAGCAGCAAGGGCACCTGTGCCACCCATTACAAGGCTCTCAGCTAACCTGGCACCTGCCATAGGACCGGCAGAGATGACCTGTTGTAGCAAGGCTGGGTTCAGGCCCATGCTCGATAGTTGCTTTACATTGCCAGCAAAAGCCCTAAGTCTTACAAGTAGCTTGTCCATGTTGCGAGTAATTGCGTTAGTAGATCCACCTAGCTGGCTAAGGTCAAAGGCTCCAAGGATTGACTCTTTGATTGAGGCAAAGGTGCTCTTTACTGAGTCAAGGAATGAGTTGTAAACACGCTCACGCTCTGCAAGTGCATTAGCCTCAGACTCGGCAGCAGCGGCTTGTGCAGCAGCCAATTCTTGAGCAGCCTGAGCAGCAGCGGCAGCGGCCTCGGCGGCGGCGGCGGCAACTTCCTTCTGTCCAGCTTTGGTCTTATTGAACTTGTTTTGTAGGTCCTTGACAGCAGCATCGCCACCCTTTTTCAAGTCCTTGATTTGCTTAGTAAGTGCCTTTGGTGTCTTGGCAGTAGAAACAATCTTGCTTGCAAGTCCCTCGCTCACGCCAAGGCTAAGTAGCTTTGCTTCTTTAGTTGCAATAGCACCCTCACGCTTTAGGATTTGTCCAATGCTTTGTGCCTGAGCAGTTGCACCAGGACCGGTAATCTTATTGCGAATGTCATTTATGTCTTTGTTGCCGCCGTCATTGCCTTGAAATCTTTTCTGTGCACTAGCAGCTAGGGCAGCAGCACCGTTGTCAATTTTGGCGTAGAGCTGATCCACAAAGCCGTTGTACCTTGTAAAGAATGAGCTGACCTGAGCACCAGCACCAGCAAAGTCTCCGCTGAATAGCATCCCCAAAGTCTTGCCTGCATCGCCGGCTATCCAGACAAGCTGAGATAGTCCAACCATGATTGTCTCAACGCCCTTTAGTAGGTTGGTAAAGATACCGGTGCTGTCAATCTGACTCCAAACACCAGCGATTGTGTCACCAAAGGCCATAACAGATGAACTCATCTCAAACCAGGCTTCGCCAACCTCAGTAGTTGGGTCAGTTAGGTCTGCAAAGAAACTCTCAATTTGAGGCGTAATTTCAACAAGGTAATTAGAGAAAGACTCAATCATTGGCAAGACGGCTGTACCAATAGCCTCACCAATCTCGCCAAAGGCCACACTCATCTTGCTTGTTGCTGTTGCTGTTGCGGCAGCAGTGCCACCTACTTGTGACTCAATGGATGCAAGAATCATCTCTTGAGCTTGTAGGGTTTTGCCAGACTCAACAAGAGTCTTGATTTGCTCTTTCTCGGCCGCTGTAAAGGTCACACCTGCGCGAGCTAGGGAAGTAAGTCCCTTGATTGGATCTTGTAGTGCTTTACCAAGCTGAACAGCATTAGTCTCAGCTGAGCCAAAGCCAGCAGCAGCCATGTCAAAGGCGGCCTGAGTAGCCCTGTCAAAAGCACCACCAGCTTCATCGGCAGTTGTAGCAAGGTCCTTGAAGGTAAGCAACTTAGCCTGAGTGGACTTGATTACCTCATCATCAACGCCGAGCACAAACTTGTTTTGATCTGCATAGGCTTTTAGCCTGTCGGTGACTGCACCAGTTTCCTTGCCAAAGATACCCATTGAGGCAGCAATTTGGTCAAGCCTGTTGTTAGCAACCTGAGCTTCCTCGGCCATCTTTGCAAACTTGGCACCAACGGCGGCAACAGCAACAGCAGCAGCAGCAGCCAAGGCAGCAACCTTTAGGCCTGTCTTAATAGCGGCACCAAACTTCTGTACCTGGCTCTGTGCGTTCCTTAGTCCTTTGTTGTCAAATACTGTGACAATCGGAATCTTAATAGCCATTACTTAGTCCTCAATCTGACATTGACCTTTTCTGAGTATCGGTTGATTATGCTGACAACAGCACCCGACAGAGTGGCTTCTTTGCCTTCAATAGCTTTCCATACATAGCGAGATGGTAGGCCACCAAGTTGCTGTTGCATACCCAAAGCTTTTCTGCTGCTACGGCGATTACCTTTACCAACCATGTCAATAATCTGGAAACCGATGCCGTCTTTAGGTGGGGTTGTGTTGATTGTGACAATCGAGCGTTGATTGACTCGATCTAACCTCACACTTGGTTTGAAGCTTGTAGAGACCCTTGCCTTCTTGTAGGCAGTCCGGCCATTGTGTGTCATGCCAGATAGCGGAGAGATTGGTGGGATTTTGCTCTTGATAGCAGAAACAGCACTGGTAAGACCTGGCTCATTCTTGATGTCTTTTCTCATCTGTTTGAGTAGCTCAGGGTCTAGACGCTTTAGCTCGGCGAGTGTTTCTTTTACGCCTGTTGCTTTGATGCTTTGCATTATGCTCCTTGGCTTCAATTCTACCCAAAAGAAAAACCCCCTTTTGGGGGGGCTTATCTTTTTCTTGGAGCCTTGGTTTGATTCTTTGCAATCAAGTATCGGCTGATTGTCCAGAGCATGCGTTCATCGAGTTCAAGCAACTCCCTAGGACTAATGCCAGTTTCGACTGCTAGGGCTGCAATGAACCAGTGAGCGGATTGGTCGCCTAGACCCTTTATGCTTTTGGGTCGTCAGCTGCTGAAACGGATACGATTCCGTCAACCCATTTCTCAAAAGGTTCGGCAGTTGCCTTGGTGCGTGTTTCACTTGCCCAAGCTAGGAAAAGCAGGTGAGTGATCTTGATGTCCTTTTCTAGATTTGCAATGGAGATGTTGAACTGTGATTCAAACTTCACCATGTCAGATGCTAGGCAGGTAATCTCTTTAGATTCACCAGGCTTGTCGCTGTACTCTAATTGTAGGTTTATTTTCATGCTTTTACCTTATCAGCTTATGCAGCTGGTGCGGTGCCTCTTACAACTTCACCTGATACAGGCCAAGTCACAGATAGGGTAGCAAGGTCACCAACGGCACCGGCGAATGGCTGGTACTGGGTGACTAGAGCTGTGAAGCGGTACTCAGGGTTGGTTGCGGTGACTGTACCAGAAGTAGGTGCAATCTTTACAGCAACTGTTGAGCCCATAAGTGGGAATAGTAGAGCATCAACTGAACCTGCTCCAAAGTCCTGGTGGAAGTCTAGGGATACAGATGCATCGCGAAGGCCCCCGATCCTCGTTCTATAAGTTTGCCCAAAAGCCGTTGTTTCGATTTCATCACTTGTGATGTCAAGAGTCACAGAAGCGATGTCCTCGCTTAGTACGGCTGTGCCGATTGTGATCTTGTAGTCTTGTGCGTAAAACTTTGCCATGTTGTTTCTCCTAGTTTGCTATGACTGCCACTGTAAAGTCGGCAGCCAGGTATGTGTTGTCGCTAATCACCAATGACCCAACTGAGTTCATTGACACCACTCGGCAATCGTAGGCATTACCACCGAGAGTCTTATCTGATTCTAGTGCATACTTGACACTGCTAGACCCAGTAGAAATGTAGGTGTCAAGCCTTCTTTGTGCCTCTCTCTCGGCAACTCTGCCAACAATGACAGTGACCTGAAAGTTGTATCGAGTAAGCCCCTTGGCAAAAGCTCCGTCATACTCAACCGAGCTAAGCGATACAACAGCAATGGGTGGGTTAGGTAGGTCTGGAATCTCAGCGGCGGTTCTTAGTCCGGCAATAGTGCCAATGTTTGTGGCTAGGCCCTGCCTAATTAGGCTGATGCTCATTAGCCGAAGTTCCTCATGATTCTGTAAGGCATAAGTAGTTGCTCGACATCTGGGTCAAGGTAGCGACCAACTCGGATAGCTCCTAGATCTCCAAAGCCAGCTACACCCAAAGGTGAGTCTAAACGCTTGAAAATCCTAGATGACTGAATCACACAGGCTTGCTTGACAGCGGTAGGTACAGATGCCCAACCCCAAGTGCCGGTGATTCTGACAAGTGCCTGGTAGTCAACTACTGGCCAAGTGTAAGTGTTGACAGCTCTGATGCCTGTGTAAGGCGAGTAAAGGCCATCTGCTCTGCTGTTTACAGGCTCAAGCTGGTAGTCAGTTGCGTTCCACTCTGTGTAGGTGTCACCAATCTCATCGGTGGACTCAACCTTTGTAACTGTGATTGCATCGTCAATAATTAGGTTGATGGCATCGGTAGCAGCAAAGTTGCGTACTGCCGTTCCAGCGTTTGAGAAGCTTCTAGCTGTGAAGCCGTCAATAAGTCTTGAGGCAGACTCAATAGCTGTTTCTAGTAGAGAGTCGTCAATGCTGTCTGTAATGCGTAGGGCACTCTTGACATCGAGAAGTGTGGCGTAGCCGTTTGTGATTGCCATAATGCCTCTAGTCTATCTGCTATTTGGTATCCCAAGTCGTACCTCGGTTAGCCCTAAACCACTCTACTGTTTCGGCAATACCCTCTGACAAAGGCTTGAAGCTTGCAGGGTCAATACCGATAGCCTCAAGGGTTGTAATGTCTGCACTAACTACTGTGCCAAGTTCTCTGACAACACGCCTAACATCCTGTGGCCTTAACTTGGGGTTAGCAGTCTTGACTGCCTCGACAACCTTTAGCAGGTCTGCCTGAGTGCTCATAGGTCCACCAAAAGGCTCACCGGCTCTCATCGGTACTGTTTCGATTGTGCCCTTGATTACATTCTTGATTACCTCATTGGCCACATCTAAAACTGTTGTTGGGAACTCGTTGCCCACATCTATTGGGTGTGTTGGCACAATTCCCTCGGCTGCCTTTTCTAGAGCTGTCACAAAGACCCTGGCAACATCGCCTACCCAGACTGAATCGCTGACCTGACTGCCATCGCCGTAAACCATTAGTG